CCCAAGAGAGCGAAAGGGTATGGAAAAGCGAGTGAGGAAGGTAGGGAAAAAGGGCGGAAGTATTCCCTCGATCATTTCACCCACCATTTCCCAAAACCTTACAGGAAAAAATTCCCCGCGCGCCAAGCCACCCAACGCCACCCACCGCCTCGCAAGCCGCATGGTTCCTAGGCGTTCTCGGGGTTTCCCATGGGTACGGGTGGGCAGCAGCATGGCCAGATCGGAGTACGGCGAAGTGGCTGTACGTGCAAAGTAGGGTACGGGTCGACCGAAGTGTCCCTGAGTTCCCCTATAAGTTTCCATGGACGGGTAGGCGTTTCCCTATAAGGTTGCCTAGGAATGTGTCCATTGCCCTATAAGGTTCCATGGCCACGCCCTATAAGGTTCGAGCCCAAAAAGAAACTCCCTAGGGAAAAAGCATGGATTGAGGGTGAACTCGCCCATGGCATTCCTATGCCAAGACGTATAAGACTCCCTATAAGATTCCCGTCGTTCTTCTATAAGATCCATGCTTCGGTGGTTACAGTTGAGTTAGTGCGATTTTGCACTGCACCCACCTTATATAAGGATTCACATGTACGTCCTCGACAACTGCCAATTAACTGACGACGAAGCAGACCTCCTGATTGCGGTCATCAACTACTTCGGACGCGGTGAGCATCCTGGTGCTGACGAATCGTCCATCTACTTCTTCACACCCGACTACGCGATCAAGTGCTTGGCGAAAGCGAAAGAAGCAGGGCACAGCAATGCCAACGTGATCGAGCAGGTCTACGCCCTTGCGATCAAGTTGGAAGAGCGTGAGAAGCAGCTCGCGGCCCTATAAGGTAGCGCGAGAAACGAACTGCCCGAGCACTTGCCCACCGAACGCTCACCAAACCCATGCTTCGGTGGTCACAATTAAGACTTCAACAACGCAACCAAGAAAGACTGTCATGTCCTTAACCATCACCATCAAATCCTACGACGAGCACTTCGACACCTTCGCTTGCTCCTTTCAAGAGATCGACGAAGCTGCGCCCTTCGACTCGTTGATTCCTGCCACCTTGCTGCCCTACATCGCACCTGATCTGGTCGCCCAATGTGAAGACTTGCCCTTCGATGTGGTCGGTCGGTCCTTCACGCTGAAGTTCCCTGCTGGTGCCTTGCTGCCTTCTGCCTAAAGCAGAGCGAACCGAACCGAGCGTCCATGCTCGGTTTCGATTACGTAGGCCAGGCCCTAGGCCGGTTCCTAGGCACTGGTTGGGCGTTTGAATCTACCCTATAAGTTTTGCTCTTTTCTAATGTTATAATTACTTCACTGCGATTTTGCAGTGATTCACCGAAAGCTCCTATGCGCTACATTTCTCTCGAAGCGTTCAACAACCTCCAACATGCGTTTCGCACCAACCCCTACGGTTACAGCTTGGACGTGTTTCGTCACGCAATAAGCGGTCAAAACGACAGCGAAGAACATGCTCAAGTCCTGTTCACCGCAAACGATGGAAACGACTACGCGATTGTTTGGGTCATCAACGGTGGTGACGAGTTCTGGTTCATTGGACTGACCAACTCGGTCGATGACAAGGTAGGGGACTTGATCGCGTTCAGCAAACACGACTCCTACCGCGAAGCGCTTGCTGAGATGGCCAACATGAGCGCGACCGACTTGGACATGTAAGAACCCAACCGAGCGTCCATGCTCGGTTTTTCGTCACCACACACGTCCATGGAGCCCGCCTAGGAATGCTCGGAGTACGGGTAGGGTGAAGTAAGGCGGTATATGGGTGAAACGAAGTGCGTGTAGGGGTAGAGAGGTAGGAGTGCGTCCATGGATCGTCCTCGGGGTGCCATGGGGTGCCATGGGCTTTCCATGGGTGCATGAGTCCATGGGTACGGGTGGGTCGAAGTAAGGAGCTTCCTAGGAGTACGGGGCGGTCGAAGTTGGAGTACGGGTAGGGCGAAGTAAGCGCGTATTAGGACGACCAGGTGCGGCGGGTAGGGCAAAAACGTCGAAAATCCTATGAGGACTTTTGTTTTCAATTTTTTTTGAAAACAGAAGTGTTATACCACTTTGGTTTTCAATTTTTTCTGAAAACGAAAGTAGTATGGTCCTAGTCTCCTATAAGACACAAGACCGGTCTCCTATAAGACCCAAGACCAGTCTCCTATAAGACTTCACGCTTACCATTTTTTTCATCAATTGTCAATTGAAAAAAGCTATCTCTGAGATTGAAAAATACAATGATGAAAAAAGCTGTCCAGGTGTGTTTTTCATCAAATCGATGGTATGATTGCATCACCGCAAAACGAAAAGCGGTTTTCTTCAACTTCACTTTATAGGTGCTCACTATGACAACCAAGACAACCAAGACAACCAAGACAGCGCAAGCGGTTGACACGTTCGCAATAATTCAAGCTCAATTCGTTGACGCTCTGACAGTGCGAAGCGTTCAACCTGAGAACGACAAATGCAAGACAATCATCACCGACCTGAACGAAGTCAAAACCGAGTCATTCAAGCGTCAACTGACAGCGGTTGTCGAAAATGGTTTTTTGACCGTTGAAGCGCTTCAAGACATCGCTCGATGCATCGCGGTGACTGACAGCAAAAACAGCGATTATGTCGCGCTCAAAGTCATCACTAAAATCATCTCGACGGTGTACGCTCTTGCAACGAAACAGCGTTCACAATTGAACAACTACGTTGACGCGGTTTTTTTGAACATCGCAAAAAATCAAACGCTGACAACCAAGAGCGGTTTGATCGCACTGTCAAAACAGATCACGTACACCGAAACCGAGCAAGTGCAGACAATCGCGCGTCTCTTGTCGGTTGCACCTTCAACCGCTTCAACTCAATTGAGTCAGATTCGTCAACTGGTGCGACTCATGCACATCGGTCACGCTGTCAAGTGCAAAAAAGGTGACGCTGTCAGCTTCAACGACAGCACGCAAGCGCAAGCGATCATTGCATTTTACGCTTAACTCATGAGTGACTGACAACCATGTAAATTCATGGTTGTCAATCATTCAACGCAAAAAAAGGTGAAAAAAAATGTCTGATAAAATGTTCAACTGGTGTCTTTTTGTGATAGCGATTTTCGGTGCGGTCGTCATCATACCTACATTGTAAAAACCAATCGAAAAAGCGAAGTCATAGAGGAAATCTATGACCGCCTGAGCGACCCCTTCCTCGTTCCGACCTCCAAATCGACCATCCTTATACCGGGGCCAGACTCCAAAGACCAATCCTTATACGTGGATGGGGTGGTTCGCCAATGGTTCGCCAATCATTCGCCATTCGCGAATACCGAACGTCCAATCCTTATAGGTGGGGGCAAAAAAATCGAGCCCGCTTGGGGGCCCGATCCTTACACCACTCACTCCCAGGGTGGCCGAGCCTCGAAGTCAGCTCGCAGCTTCTCGGCGAAGAGGACTTTGACTCCGGCGGCTGTCGCCGCAGTCGTCATGTCCCTCGTGCCTGCTCCACCATCGAACGCGAGCACAAGTTGTGGTTTGCCCAGCTCGAGCATCAGGCGGTTCCTCACCGGTCCGGCTCGTGTCCCGTGCTTCTTCCAGTCCGCAGGCACCTCGAAGGTCGTGCAACCGTCGATTTGAGCGCTCCACTGACCTGCAAGCGTGTCAGCCCCTTGTGCACACCCGTGGATGACCATGGTGATCTTCTGACGCTTGTGAAGCGTGTCGAGCACCCAGTCCACGAAATCCCCGTCGGAGAAGTCGCGGCCTCCGCAGACGAGAACTCTCATGCCTCGCCCACCTTCCACGCTTCCCAGTAGTCATCGCAGCCCTGGTCGAATCCCCGCTGCCACTCGGCGGCTTCTTGGCTGCCCTCAGGGTGCGGATTCTTCGGCTCGGGCGTTCCGTACCATTCCCACGCGGCTTTGCAGCCTTCGTCGTAGCAGTCAGTCATGACCGCTTCTCCACGATGACGGCGTTCTTGTCGATGCGAGGATCGAAGCAAGCACAGCCTCGGTCGAAGCAGGCTTGGTCGATCGCCACACGGTTGTTCTCGTCGGGAACACGATCGTTTTCCAGAGCAGCACGATCGCGCCAGGCGGCCCAGAGCATCCGAGTGTTCATCGCGCCAAGGTGGACCTGTCTGAGGTTGCGCTCCGACTCGTGAACATAGGTGGTGCCGTCCCAGTCGCCCTGAATGGCCCAGCAGTGACCAGCCATCCATGCCTCAAAGAGCAGGCGCTCGTGTTCGTCAGCGGGGCCACCCTTGGCGCCCATCTCGTGGGCTTGCTCGACGGAAATCATGGCACCACCCACGGGGCTTTCCCGCCCGTTGCCTCGAAATCCTCGGTCTTCAGACGGATGTACTGCTGGCCAGGCACCCCAGCGGACTGCACGTAGCCCTGGATGCCCCAGCTTTTCACCTCGGTGACGACCACGAGGCAGCCACCGAAGACCTCGTAGGCGGGGTTCACTTGAACGATGTCGTGAATTTCGATGGTCATGGCAGGCGGCAGCTCGGGGTGGACACGATGCGAATACCGTTGCGATCGTCCAATCGGGCGATCTCCTCGGTGATGCGCAGGCACTCGTAGTACGCCTTGCGGTTGAGCGCGTTCTGCTCATGGTGGTAGACGAGCAAAAGCCCGACGAGTGTGCCGATCGACAGCGCGAGGCCGGCAAGGTAGAGGTTGGGTTTCATTTCAGGTTCTTTCTGAGGACATAGAGCGCATCGGGGCGCGAGGCAAACCACTTGGACAACTTGCGGTTGTCGTCTTGGAGCAGGCCAGGTGGCCAGCCTGTCTTGCCCCCGTTCGCCTCGAGCGGATGGAAGGTGAGGGCTTCGTGGTCGTCCCAGGCTTTGAGCGCTTGGGAGACGGTCTGGTCGATCTGCGCGGCTTTGGCCAGGTTGAGCTTGGTCAGACGCCCGCAGGTCGGGGTACGGCACGCCACGCCCGGTGCGCAGCCGGGGCATGGATCATCCGTCACGACTGACTGAGCATTTGGGGCCGGTTGAGCCAGCAGGGTGCAGAGCTTGAGCCAGGCCTCGTGGCTGAACGCAACGGCGGGGCGAAGCGGGTAGTGCCGGTTGGTATAGACCGTGGCGCCACTTCGCCTGGCCAGCGCCAGATACTGCTCGGGGTTCATCCCTTCACCGGCAGGTTCGCGGTCAACGCCTCGAGCTCGTCGGCCGAGAGCTTGGAGAGCTTCTTCAAGAGGGCGGTCTTGCCGGTGCGGCTTTCCACCTTCTCGGTGCGACGGGCCTTGAGCGCGGCGTCGAACTCGGGGGTGTCACCCACCATGTCGAGCGCGGCGTCGATCACGATGCCCTGGGACAGCTTGTAGGTGCGGGCAACCTTGGCGACGCGCTCGTGAATGTCGGCGTCCAGGACGATTGCGGTGCGTTTGGGGGCGGAAGTGGCGGAAGTGGTCATGATTTCTCGTTAGTTGCAGCAAAATTGCTATCGAGAGTATAGCAAGAAATTGCTTAGACTTATACAAAAAAAGACGAAAAAAAGCCCCTAGTCAGGGGCTTGCTGGAGAAAGTTGAAGAAATTGCGAAAACGAATGCCTTAGTCCTCATGGTGGACGAAGCCGATGGGTCGGCCCTTCTCGTCCACTTCCTCCTCTTCTTGAGCGAGCAGCCCGTAGGGCATGTCACGGATGAAGGCAATGCCGAGCAGCGCCAGCGGATTGTTGGTGATGAGAAGCACCACCACGATCAGGGCCACGATGGCCAGGTTGAGGATGAGCGCGTGATTCATGGCGGCCTTTCTTGTTGAGTTGTGACACTGTAACCCAAAGGCACGCCATTGTCACGAGTGACTGACTGTCGGCCGATCATTTTTGGCCAGGCCGAGTGCTGCGTAGTCGAAATCCCGACCATCGGGCAGGATGTTCTCGACGAACCCCTCGGTGCCCTTGATGATGGCCAGACGCTGAAGGCTGTGGTCTTTCAGATACCGGTTGTGCTCATCGTAGAAATCCACGATGAGCGCGATGTTCGGGCCATGCTTCTTGGCTCGCAGACCACGACCGATGCGCTGGCGAAGCGCCACCTCGGCCTTGCCCCCGCCACCCAGGATCACCAGACCCACGGCCGGCACGTCCACGCCCACGTCCAGGATGGTCGAGCCGATCAGCACCTGAATCTCGTTGGTGGCGAGCTTGCCCAGCGCCTTCTTGCGCTCGGCCTGGTCGTTGTCGCCGTCGATGAACTGGGCCCGAATGCCCGCCTTCTTCATGAGGGCGAGCAGCGCATGCCCGTGCGCCTTTTGCTGGATCAGCACCATCGTGGAAAGCCCGTGGCGCGCGGCTCGAGCCGCCTCGGCGACGATGGCCTGGTTGCGCTCGTCGTTGTTGACGATGCCCAGCCGGTAGGCGCCTTGCCAGGGGGTGCCGCGCATCAGGTTCTTGGGCTTGGTGGGCAGCGCCATGATCTTGAAGACGGGCTTGGCCAGGATGCCCCGGTCGATCAGCAGCTTCTCGGACACCTTGATGCCGATTGAGCCGAACGCGGCCATCAGGCGCATGTTCGACTCCTCGTTGTCCTTCATGAACGGGGTGGCGGTGAGCGCCAGGCGGTAGTGCGCGTTCTTGCAGTGGCGCAAGATTTCGTAGTAGCTGTTGCCCGACGCTTCGTGCGCCTCCTCGCCGATCACGAACTCGAACTTGCCCAGCAGCGCAATCGTCTGGTTGCGGATCGCCGTCTGCTTGTTCTGCACGTCCACCGGATCGTCCGGATTGGGCTCCTGGAGGCGTGAGACGAGCGTTTGCACCATGCCGACGCTCATCTTCTTGATGAACTGGCGCCCGTCCTTGTCGGTGTGCCCGAACTGGCCATCGCCCAGCACCGAGCAGGGCACGCCCAAGTCCTTCTCGAAGGTCTCCTTCATCTGGTACATCAGGATGCCGCGCGTGGTCAGAAAGAGCGTGGGGCGGTTGATGCGCATGAACGCCAGGCGAGCGATTCTGCTCTTGCCGCCACCGGTGGCGATCTGGGCAATCATCGTCCCGTGCTTCAGGAGCCGGTTGACGGTCTCCATCTGGTAGTCGTAGCGCGGGTCTTCGGGAAACGCATCGACCTTGGGGTGCTCGGGGCCAAGCGGCAGGGGCAGGGGCTTTCGCACCCGGTTGATTCGGTGGCCCTCGCGCGTGAGGTTGCCTGCCACGAAATTGACGAAGCCAGCGGGGAAGGTGCCCGAGCGGAAGTCAAAGAAGGAGCTACGCCCGTCCCAGTTGCCCATCTTGAAAGAGGCCGAATGCTCGGCGCCAGCAACCTTATAGGAGAGCAGCGACTGCACGCGCAGTTTTGCTGAACGGCTGGGTTCGTGCAATTTTGCGATCACCGCGTTGTGGGCGATGGTCACGGCTTCGGAAGAAATTTTTGTCATGTGGCTTGCCAAGGTCTTGTATAAGGATTATAGTCCCGTCACCAGTGACTTATTAAATCTGCCGTGAACCCCAACAAGATCAAGGTTGAAACCCTCGCCCCCGAGCGGCTTTCGCCCAACCCCTGGAACACCAATGTGGTGTCGCCCGAGAACCAGCAAAAGCTCGAGGCGTCCATCAAGCGCTTTGGCATGTTCAAGCCGATCGTCGTGCGCGAGATCGACGGCAAGCTGGAGATCATCGGCGGCCAGCACCGGTGGGAAGCTGCCCAGGCGCTGAAGATGGCCGAGGTGCCGGTGGTCAACCTGGGCCGCCTGGCCGACAAGAAGGCCAAGGAGATCAGCCTGGTGGACAACGGCCGGTACGGAGCCGACGACACGCTGCAACTGGCCGAGCTGCTGGACGACATCGGGGTGGACGCGGGGGAACTGGCGAGCTTCATGCCGTACTCCGAAAGTGATTTCGCATCGATCTTCTCGAGCGTCAATATATCGCTGGACGACCTTGACCTCCCCGACGAGACCGATATTCCCCAGACGCCCGCAACCAAGCCCGCTCAGACGCATCAAATCATGCGTTTCAAGGTGCCAGTCGATGATGTCGCAACCATCACCACCCTCATCGAACGGACCATGAAAGAACAGAGATTCACCGATGAAGATTCACTTTCTAATGCCGGCAATGCCCTTGTTCACCTCTTGTCCGAGAAAGAATGACCCTGTGAAGGCCGAAGACCGATTTGAAGAGTGCGACGGTTGCATCAACCGCAAGTACGACCCCGAGCAGTGCGACGAATGCGAAGACGCCGATCACTTCGAGCCCTACGAGGAAGAAGACAGCTTGCACGATGAGGAGTCCGAGGACATGACCATCGAGCAATTCAAGGAATACTGGAGACACGCGGCATGAGCAGCAAGAAGACCTGGACGATCGACACGATCGTCCCCTACGACCAAAACGCCAAGATTCACAGCGACAAGCAGGTCGAGAAGATCGCAAAGTCCATCAAGGAGTTTGGCTGGGTGGGCAACCCCATCGTCGTGAACGAGCAGGGCGTGATCCTGGCTGGCCACGGTCGGCGCCTGGCCGCCCTGTCGCTGGGCCTGAAGGATGTACCGATCAAGGTGATCGACAACCTGTCGGAAGCCGCGCAGCGTGCCTACCGCCTGGCCGACAACCGCGTGGCGCTCTCCGACATCGATAGCGCCATCCTCCAGAAAGAGCTCGCCGACCTCGACTTCGACCTGGAAGGCATCTTCGACAAGAAGGAGCTCGAATTCATGGAAGCCGACCTCGGTGACTTCAACCCCGACGCATTCGTGGACGACATCGAGGTGGAGGTGGCCAAGCAGGCCGACGAGAGCGCCCAGAAGGTGGCCGAAGTCGATGCCCGCGAGGTGGCGATCGCCAAGGCCCTGGGGTTCAAGTCCATCCCTGGCGCCGATGAGCGCCACGTCGCCAAGTTCATGGCCCAGATCGAAGCCGAGATGGGTACGACCGGCGCAGACGCTTTTGTGCGCTTCATCAAGGGCGTCATGGCCACTCCGGAAACTCAGTCATGAATGACGTATTCACGGGCCTGCCGCGTCGAGTCAAGATCGGCCAGTACACGTTCCGCGTGCTGGTGTCGAACGCGACCGAGATGCCTATTCTCGAGGACTGTGACGGGATCACCGACTTCGAGACCTTCCGCATCTACGTGGACGAGAGTCTGCACCGCCAGCGCGCCGTGAACGTGATCCAGCACGAGCTCACCCACGCCATCAACTGGGTCTACGGCATCAGTGACGGCGCCGAGGAAGAGCACATCACCACGCAGCACACCAACGGCCAGATCGAGCTTTGGGTGAGCAACCCCAAGGTGGTGAACTGGTTCGTGAAGAACCTGCGCGCCATGCGGCGCGAAAACTCGAAAGACGACGAATGACCTGCACCAATTCCATCCTTTTCTGGCTGCTCCTCGTAGCGGCCGTCCCTGGCGTGTTCCTCGGCAGCTTTGCGGCCTGGTTCCTCGTCGAGTGGGTTCGCATCTATTGGCTGGGCAAGCGATGAGCACCTACGTCCTTGACCGCCGCTTCAAGTCCCATGTGGACCGCACGGACCGCGTGCTCGAGATCGCCGAGGCCTTCGGGCTGGGCCTGGACAACAAGGAGTTCGTGATCTTCGAGAACCAGCCGATCGAGGTTCAGCAAGGCGATGTGGTCTACATCACCGGCCAGTCGGGTTCGGGCAAGTCGCTGGCGCTGCGCGAGCTCAAGGCCCAGATGACGGGCGCGGGCCTGCAAGTCGCCGACATCGACGAGGTGCCGCTTGACCCTGCCAAGCCCCTGATCGACCAGATTGGCCACGACACGAGCTCGGCGCTGAACCTGCTCTCCATTGCGGGCCTGAACGACGCCTATCTCTTCGTGCGCAAGCCCCAGGAGCTCTCCGACGGCCAGCGCTACCGCTTCAAGCTGGCCAAGCTGATCGAGTCGGGCGCCAAGGTCTGGATCGCCGACGAGTTCCTGGCCGTCCTGGATCGCACGACCGCCAAGGTGATCGCCTTCAACCTTCAGAAGATCGCCCGAAAGATGGGCGCGACGCTGATGGTGGCCACCACCCACACCGACATGGTCGCGGACCTCGCGCCCAACCTTTACATCAACAAACGGTATCGCGAGCAAATCGAGATCGTGCGCACGCCTACCGACTTCAAAGCTGTCCCATGACCGACCAAGAAACCTTCGAGCAAGCCATCCTGCAATCCTGGAGCGAAGAGAGCGGCGCCAAGTCGTTCGTGCTCTTCTCCTCGCCCAACTGTGCCCCTTGCGGGCGCGTGAAGGCCGCCATCGAGCGCCTGGAGGGCGCAGCGGTGATGAACGTGGCCTACGTGAACGTCTACCACGCCGTGGCCGCCGCCACGAAGTCGCAGGTGCGCTCGGTGCCCACGCTCATCAAGTTCTCCCATGGCCGCGAGGTGGGCCGCCTGACGGGCGAGCAGACTGACGCCAAGATTCTGGCCTTCGTCGATGCTTGAGTTGAGCCTGGCGGATGCCGCCATCATCTTTGCCGGCGCCTTCACGGTGGTGTTCCTGCTCGGCTTGCAATCGCGCAACGTCGTCGCGGGCCGCTACGGGGCCGCCGTCATGACCTCGGCGGGGATTTCCCTGTCGCAGTTCATCTTCGTCAAGTACGCCGCGAGCGGCTCGCTCGCGGTGCTCTTGATTTCCACGCTCGGTGGGTGCCTTGGCATCGCCAGCGCCATCTGGTTCTACCAACACGTCATCGAAAGGAAACGACATGGCCTCCGCTAAGAAACCCGCCCCAACCACCCAGAGCCCCACTGAGATCGTCGAGAAAATCGCCAAACGCAATGGCGCCACCGATGTGTCCAAGAAGGACATGCGTGACTCGGGCACCAAGCTGCCACCCGTGGTGAAGAAGAGCAAGTAAGCCCATGACTCTTGTCGATAACGCCGACCTCTACATGGAGCGCCGCGAGGTGCCGAAGGATCATGTCCTGTCGCTGCTCGCCGACATCTACGTCGAGCGCGGCGACATCGACGACTGGAACCTGCTGCACGAGCTGCACTACAAGGCCGAGTCGCTCGGCATCGGCCCGAAAATCTACCGCTGCGTGCTGGACGACGGCGAGCAAAAGCGCGTGATCGGGGTGGGCGTGATGACGGTGCCCAAGATGCTGCTCTCGGGCAGAAACGAGGTCTTCAAGCACTTGAAGCCCAACACCGGTGGCATGGACAGCCGCCTCATCAACCGCACCCGCGCCTACTGGATCAACGACCACGCCTGCACCAACAGCCGCCTGGTGCTCGACACCATGTACCGGGGCGCTGGCATCGCCTACCGGATGCAGAATTTGATGATGCGCATGACCGGGTGCGAAGTGATCGAGTTCCAGAGCTCCATGAGCAAGTTCAACCCCTTTGCGGCCAAGGCGGGCATCCGCTTCACCAAGCCCAAGCGCAGCGCCAACTACGACAAGGGGGTCGTCTTCTTTCGCCGCTGGTTCGACGCCAACCCGTCGGACTTCATGGGCGTGATGGAAGAGATCAAGGCGATGACGCCGGCCGTGCGTGCGAAGTGTGAAGCCGAGATGCGCAAGTTCTACTACGCCTGCTCGGCCCTTGAGAAGACGGGCAATGCTCGTTTCCGGGGCGAGGACCGGCGCGACAACATGGAGATCGGGTATCTGGTCAAGTCGCTCCAGCAGCTCGTGCTTGCCAGCCCCCTCTATGGGGTCTACCTGAACCCGGACGTGAGCCCCGAGAAGAACAAGTCGCTTCTGCCGGCCCGCGTACCCGTGATCGCCTTTGATAACCAACCTACCACCGAGCCGCTGGATGTGTCCAAGCTGCCTGCCAAATACGTGACGCCATGCACCTGACCACCAAACAAATCGAACTGTTGACGACGATCGGCCGACGCAACCCCGACGGGGCGGCCGTGGACCTGGACCAGTTGATCGAGCGGCTGTCCTACCAGCCGAGCAAGCAATCCATCCAGTTTTCGATCCGAGCCCTGATCGCCCATGGTCTGATCCAAAAGGACGCGCCAGAGAAGCGTAGGGGCCGCACCCGCACCCTCATCAGCCTCACCGAAGCGGGCCAGATCATGATCGGAAAGCCCAAGACCTCGTTCGTGGAGACCATCCCCGACGAGCTGCTCGACGAGCTCTCCGAGGTGTTCGAGGACTGATTCGGGGGAAATTCCCCGATTCGGGGAAATTCTCGCTACCGTATATATAGTAAGTAAAGAGTGAAGTAATGAATCAATCTGATAATGTCGCGGAAGAGAAAAACCCCGGAACGGGGAATTCCCCCGAAGCCGACCTGGGGCTCCTCGTGGACACCCAGATCATGCGGCTGCTGGGGCTGCGCTTTGAGATCGCCGACGACATCATCAAGGTCTGGCCACGGGACGTGGCGCCTGACGAAACGAACTGGCTCGTGGGCGAGCGGTTCTCCCAGAACCTGGACGAATCGTTGAACGTGCTGGCGGGCCTGAAGGTCGGCGTGGAGTTCTTCGAGGAAGCGGGCTTTCACTGGGCCGTGGTCTCGTTCGGTGATGAAGGTGAACTCGAGACGCAGGAGGCGTCTAGCAAGGCGATGGCCGGCGCCTTTGCAACCTACGCAGCCCTCTATGGTCGTTCGGGACATAAGTCATGACTGACTTGACAATCTGTTGCAACAACGCTACATTCGCCTCGGGATTTCAGTTATCTCCTCTGGGCGTCTTCTCCACGCCCTTTTTTTTTGAACGAAAGAAGCTGACGTGACCGAGAAGACTTCCAAGGCCGCCGAGAAGCCGGTCAAACCCAAGCGCAAGGGCAAGCTCTCCGAGCGGGAGTGGGCCGAAGCGACTGCGCTCTGGGAGCAGGGCGCCGTCACCTACGGACAGTTGGCCGAGAAGTATGACCGCCACGAGCAGTCATTCGCCCAGTATTTCCGCCGCCGAGGCATCAAGAAGGGCTCCGCGCGGGCCAAGACGATGGCCAAGGTGGAAAGCGCCGTCGAAAAGCAGCTCGTGAACGACGCGGCCATCATTGCGGCGCGCATCAAGGAGACCAAGGAAGAGCACTACAAGATGGCCAGCGGCCTGGCCAAGCTCACCTGGGCCGAGGTGCTCAAGGCCAAGCAGGACGGCGTGCCGGTCGGCTCGGCCATCAACAACCTGAAGGCGCTCGAAAGCGCCATGAACGTGCTCAAGAAGGCGCGCGAGGAGCGCTACGCCGTGCTGGGCCTGGATCGACCCGATTCCGTGGACGAGAACGACGTGCCGGAACTGGTGATCTCGGAGCTGACGGCTGACCAGATCGAGGCGCTGCGAGCCCGCAGCTTCCAGGAACTGAGCGAGATCGATGATGGGCCAATCGAAGAGATCGACGGCAGCGACGACGTGGTCGAGGAGACCTGATGGCGTTGCAGTCTCACCTCTCGCTCCACACCAAGCAGATGGAAGTGTACCGGTCGCAGAGCCGGTATCGCGTGGTCGTGGCCGGCCGGCGCTGGGGAAAGACCGCGCTTTCGCGCGTGCTCATCATCAAGAAGGCCCAGAAGAAGAAGCAAAAAATCTGGTACGTGGCGCCCACCTACAAGATGGCCAAGCAGATCATGTGGGTCGACTTGATGGACGCCATTCCGCGCAAGTGGATTCGCAAGATCAACGAGACCTCCCTCACGATCACGCTCATCAACGGCACTCGGATCGAGTTGAAAGGCGCCGACAAGCCTGACTCGCTGCGAGGCGTGGGTATTCACTTTCTCGTGCTCGACGAGTTCCAGGACATGGCCGAAGAGGTCTGGACGCTGGTCTTGCGCCCAACGCTTGCCGACACCGGTGGCCACGCCATCTTCATCGGCACGCCCAAGGCCTACAACTACCTCTACGAGCTCTACAAGAAGGGCCAAGACCCCAAGCTCCAGCGGCTCAACGAGTGGATGAGCTGGCAGTTCCCCACGATCACCTCGCCCTTCATCCCGCTCTCGGAAATCGAGGCGGCCAAGAAGGACATGGACGAAAAGAGCTTCCGCCAGGAGTTCGAGGCGTCCTTCGAGACCATGTCGGGGCGGGTCTACTACCCGTTCGACCGCAGTGTGCACATCCAGCCGGTGGAGTTCAACCCGAAGCTGCCGATCTGGGTCGGCATGGACTTCAACATCGACCCCATGTCCACGGTGATCTACCAGCCGCAGTTGAATGGCGAGCTCTGGGCCGTGGACGAGGTCGTGCTCTTTGGCTCGAACACCGAAGAGGTCTGCGAGGAGCTCGAGAAGCGCTTCTGGCGCCATCAGAACCAGATCGTGATGTACCCCGACCCGGCCGGTGGCCAGCGTCAGCACGCCCGTGGCGAGACCGACATGGACATCTTGCGCGAGAAGGGCTTCAAGCGCATCAAGTACCGCAAGAAGCACCCCATGGTGGCCGACCGCGTGAACGCGGTGAATCGGATGCTCAAGGATGCCAACGGCGCCGTGCGACTGAAGATCAACCCGCGCTGCAAGCACTTCATCTCGGCGCTGGAGCAGACCATCTACAAGAAGGGTACACGCGAGGTGGACAAGTCCGGCGGCACCGAACACTCGGCCGACGCGGGCGGCTACTGCATCGAGCTGGAGTTCCCAGTGCGCAAAGTGGAAATCGGTGGCTTGTCAATCTAAGGATTGACTAAGTCACAACTGACGTATAAGATAGGAAAATCATGGCAAAACTTACGATGAAACCTGGCGAGAGCTTCGCCGTCGATCCCAAGTCCGAATTGGCCGGCGGCACCGTTGCGCCCGTGACGGATGACCAAAAGAAGCTGCGGGCTCTCATCGAGCGGCGCCACCCCGAATACGAAGAGAACAAGGACCACTGGGACTTTCTCGAGGACACCTACGAGGGCGGCCGCGAGTGGTTCAAGGAGAACGTGTTTCGCTACATCAAGGAAGGCGACACCGAGTTCGCCGACCGGCTGACTCGCGCTTACCGCTTCAACCACTCCCGTGAAGTCGTGGACCTCTTGAACAAGTACCTGTTCAAGCAGAACATCCAGCGCAACGAGACCGACGCTCCGGAGTCCGTCAAGCGCTTCTGGAAAAGGGCCACTCGAAACGGCCTGGGCATCAAGGAGTTGAGCCGCCAGATCAGCAAGAAGACCTCGATCTACGGACGCATCGGCATCGTGATCGACACCACCAACGGCGCGGGCGCAGCCCCCGTGCTCTCCAAGGCCGAAGAGAAGTCCTCGGGCGTGCGCACCTACGCCTACACCGTGGGTCCGGAGCAGCTCCTGGACTACGCCTTTGACGATGACGGCGCCCTGCAATGGGTGCTGATCGAGGAGTGCGTGCGCGACGCTGCCGACCCGATGGAGTCTTCCGGCGAAGAAGTCGAGCGCTATCGCCTGTGGACCAAGACCGACTGGCAGCTCTACCAGGAGTTCAAGGAAGGTCGCCGCAAGGTCATCAAGCTCGTGGACTCGGGCCAGCACAACCTGGGCATCGTGCCCGTGGTGCTCGCCGACAACATCATCTCCGACGAGGAGTACAGCGCCCAGGCCCTGATCGACGAGATCGCCTACCTGGATCGCGCAGTCGCCAACTACCTCTCGAACCTGGACGCGATCATCCAGGACCAGACCTTCTCCCAGTTGGCCATGCCCGCGCAGAACGTGCTGCCAGGCGAGGACAACTACACCAAGCTGACGGAGATGGGCACCAAGCGCATCTTCCTGTACGACGGGGAGGGCGGCGCAGCGCCCCACTACCTGTCGCCCGATCCCAAGCAGGCCCAGATGATCCTCGGGGTCATCAACAAGATCATCAACGAGATTTACCACACGGTGGGTCTTGCCGGTGAGCGGACCAAACAGGACAACGCGGTCGGTATCGACAACTCTTCTGGCGTGGCCAAGGCGTACGACTTCGAGCGAGTGAATGCTCTGTTGGCCGCCAAGGCAGATAGCCTGGAAGTGATCGAGAACAAGATCGTGACGATCGTCGCCCGATGGAGCGGTGAAGAGATCA